TGGGGCTCCGCATACCATCCTGGATCAACCCGCGAATTAACGATTTTCATCGTTGATCCGTAAAGTTGTTCCTTTTGTTTAGTTCCACTCGAGAGCAATTTCCTAAAAAGCTCCTCCCAATCAGGGAGATGGCGCTCGGTAACGAGCGGCATAAGAGTGAGTACACGATACTCTTCTAGTTGGAGGTTTTTGTTCCAACGCTTGTTAAAGAAGACATCGTTAGATGCACCGGGTTCCAATAGAACTACGCCGGGATGGCGTAATTCCGACCGTGGGAAGATATGGCAGGAAGTAGTTTCTATCATAGAAACAAACTCTCTACCAAATCGATTTCCAAACTTGGCAATCACTAAATTGCATAAGTCTGCATCTACAACAAAAGAGGTATCAGACGATCCGGGAATTTTCCTAACGCGAACGGGGGTGACATCTACACCTAAGTAGTAGTCCTTTCCACAAGATTCGCGAAAGGGTCCATCCTGAAAGCTCTTGTCCTTGTTGACTACTAAGCCAACAGCTTCAAGAGACTCTATCGTTAACTCACAAAAAGGAGAATCAACGACGATATCGTCACCGTAGACGTAAACACACCTGTCCAGCGTATTCTTGCGGACTCTCTCGATAAGGCGAAACTCCTCCATATTTAAAACATAGAGGAAGCTCCCACCTTGTGGAGAGTCGGCAAGCGCATTGATCGTCCAGCGTAGGTCACGATTAAATGACGTTACCTGAGGCGATAAATCGCGCGCATAGTTTTTGACATATGCGCACAAAGTAGCGTGCAACGCTATACCAGCCTGCGCCATGGCCCAAAAGACCAAAGCTTCAACAGGAAAGCAACAAGAACTGCCCATAGGGGCGAACTTCTTGAGGCTCATCACACCACCCGTAGGGAGCTGAGTTTCCTCACTCCTACAGGCGTCAAAAGCTTCGACCCAAACATCAGGAAATAACGCCTGAACAAGGGACCAAGCGACTCTATCCGACGCCTCAGATAGGTCAAGAGTTGCCATATCATTAGTGAAACTAGCGATACGACAATACTCTTGATTGATACTCTGATCAGTGAAATTTATCTGACCAGAAGTTGTGCAATGGTTCTCTAAGTGATCATAGAGTTTTGTCATCAGGCCTTGCTGAATAAACATAAGTTCAGCCGGCTCACATGAAATCACTCTTGGTCCTCGAGAGTCCTTGGGCACGAGAACAACTCGCGCTCTGGGGACCGCTACCACTTCAGTGGCTTCTAACTTATCGAGCCTGTCCATTAGATGGGTGCTCGAAAGAAAGAAGTGACTATCATACGGGAAGAACGCATCAAGCTTCTCATAAAACTGAAGCTTGTAGAACTTCTCGCTGTTTGGCGTGTGGCAGGCAGTTGCGCCACCACCATGGCTAGGAACGATGTCACGAGGGTCCAACGTACGTAGGACCTCCGCAATTATCGTGGATGCGTATCCTACCAGGGTCGATGTAAAAACATCAATGCCCCGGAAATCAGCCATGAGAGAATCGTCAACACTAACAAAAGTGTCGATGACCCCCTGTTTACGCGACTCGTCATAGTCAACCTCTAGTTTATAGAAAACATAAGTAAGTTGTCTTATGCAATCTACGGCTATAGGATCACTGTGCTCGACAGCCTGGATTAAAGCTTTGTGAAGGAACTCTGGATAAGAGTTTCCAACTAAGCCGTACTCCCGCTGACTAAAACCCAGCGGGCAGACCCACTCTTTTGTAGAGTGATATCTGTCCAGTGCTTTCCCTATTGAAGGGAGAAGCACCGTCAAGAACGGTAACCCCTCATTACTGGCACGTTGTCCGAAGACTTTAACATCTTCGGGTTCAACGTAGTCAGCGTAGCGATGGTTTGTCGCTAGGGCTACCCAAATAGGGCAGAGGCTTTTCAGATCTCGATTATTCATCGTAAATCTCCGAAAGGACCGCGTGCCTAGCTTAGATGCAACTAAGTTGTAAAACCATCGGTAAGCTTTTGTAGCTTACTCGCTGAACTGGAAGATCGTT